CCAGCCTCATAGGTGATTGTCATGTGGGGGATGTAGCCTTCATAATCCCAGCTAGCGCCTTTGTCGATAAGTTCTTGCCAACGGCGAGTGAGACTAGCGCTGTGGAATTTGAGCACGACGGCACCGCCATCGCCTAGTGATTCTACTGCACGATCCCGATGAGATTTGATAACTACGCCATCGTCGTCGGGCTCGGGCCAATCTATTGCTTCCTTAGAATAAGCAACAGTAACATGCATGTCGCTTGGAAGCAGGGTTTTCTCAAAGCCGTGGTCCTTAGCCCACTTGATTATATCGGCTGAGTTCTCTACATTCCTACGTACGTAGAGTGTGCTGTTAATTACCTTATGCACCCACTTGCCGCCGTCCGCTGGCTTCTTATACTGCTGGCCCACTTGTGACCAAGCAATGCGAAAGGCTTGCTCTTCGGTTTTCCTTTGAGCGAGGGCAGCGTTGACTACGCGCCTGAATAGTTCTTGTGCTGCTGGAGGTAGTGGGTTGCGAATGGCTGATGGGAGATCAGCGTTGCGAGCATAAGGCACGGTGGGCGCCCCCGGTTTGAGAGTAGAACCACTTAAACCGGAGGTTATAGGCTAATCAGCCGTTGCTGGCAAGCTGTTGCGCCTCGAATGCCTTTAGAGCTGCTGCTTTGATAATGCTACAGCGCTTGACCCATCCACCCTTGAACTTCCAATAGTTGGGTCGGGTCTTTAGGTATTCAAGCCGCGCGTCAATGAAGCGTACGATCAGCTTTGCGCTCATCTTTTCCTTAATGTACCTCAATGTTATTGGGCCAATCTTACCATCAGCAGTGACGCCTAGTATGGCTTGAAGATAGGGAATTGGGCGACCCACCCCGCTATTGACGGCCCAATCGAATACACAAAGGTCTAGTCCTACGGGCAAGTCGTCGCCACGTATCAGGTCCCAATATCGTTGGCGGTAAATAGCCTCGATCTCTTGAGCGGTTAGCTTGTACCGAAGCCTGTTCTTCAATGTTGATGAGACTGGCAGACCAAGAAACTTTGAGTAGACCTCAAGTGTAATACCTCGATTGGTCGCACCGCCTAAGTCATCGGGGTCATCGGTCCAGCCGCCCTCGATCTCGTCTGAGATTATTAGGGCTAAGCATTCTTGAAATCGGCTCATTGCTATCCCCGTACTTGAAACAGCAAACCCCAATCACTGGGACTGGGGTTTACTTCTCAGCATGTGTAGGCATCTCGGCTGTGTCAGGCGTTGTCGTCTTCGAGCTTCTTGTCGTCACCGTTGGACTCGGCGACCTCTTCCTTCTTTTCGTCGGGGGCCTTCTCGGCAACAGGCTTTGTCGGCTTGGGCATGCTCGGCGCTGGCGCGGCCGGCGGTGCGGGATCGGTCTTGGGTTGCTCTACGGGCATCTCACGAGGATCGGGTTGGTTTGCTTGCATGTTGCTTGTCTCCTAAATACATAGGTTCAGCTTTGCCTTGCCTTGCTAACATACTGACGGCCTAAAATCAATCCCACTCGCCTTTACCTTCACGGGCTGGCACAACTTCATCAGGCTGATCCTGATACTTTCCTTGGTAGGGCATCTCAGTGGGTTCAAGCAACAAAGCGAATTCTAGCTGAGCAATAGCTTCACCCTCATGGATTTCTAGAACATCGTGTCCATGGTTGCTTAGCTCTAAGGTTATATGGCCTCTAAAGCCAGGGTCGATTTTGGTGTTCTGTACAGCAAGACCTAGCCGAGCCCAGCTTGATTTGTCACAGACTGTGGCTCGTACGTTGCTTGGTAGAATTACTTTCTCGATAGTGCTGGCCAGTGTGAAACCCATTGGGTGCTGGCCGGTACGGTTGTCAGGAATTATAATAGTGCTGTATGGATGCAGTGTTAGCGTTTGCCTAATACGGATGTCATAAGTGGCAGGACCTAGGCCAAACGTTTTGCCTCGGAATTCAGTGCGCTCGGCAAAGGGTTGGATCATACCCTTTACCTTAGCCAAGTAACGGATGTGTTGTGCTGGTAGGATCATGATTTTCTCCAGTAGTAAAGGTGTCTTACGGATACGTAGCTCGTCGATTAGAGCAACGCTTGCTTCCTCTTCAAGTACGCCATTGACAAACTTGCTGTTTCCAATATGCTCAATGAACTTCCAGTCATTGCCTACCCGCTTCATCCAATAGCTAATTGTGAAGTCTCCAGATCCAAAGTCAAACGTAGGCGCGCACTCTTGTACCATTGTAGGCTTTGGTACGAGTAAGAACGCCGCCCCTGTTAGAAGGAAGTTTCGTCGGTTCATGGGTAAGCTCCAAAGCTGGTACCAACTACATACTATTCGTCAAATGAGTATTCAACTCCACATTGGCAATTCACAATATCTCTAGCAGTTGCGCCGAGGCTTGTGTCACCAGGGAACAGCAGTCGTGCACCAGTAGGGCTGATGAAGGGTTCGTCCATGCCTACCGTATCACCCACCATTTGCAAGTGAGTCTCGCGAGGCTCGGCCGCTGATGTGTGCAGCCACGTCTTTGTGCCAGCACGAGGGTTAACGCCTACACTCTCGGCTACTTGATGCACGGCTACGTCTCGAGCTTGGCCAACTAATCGCAGTGCCTCAGTCGCGGCCATTATCTTTGCCCTAGCCTTTCTCAGACCTTCAACAAAGGCGTTGATCATCATCTGTATTCGGCTAGGGCTCAACTCGTCGGGTTCATCGACCTTTCCGACTATTCCTTCAAATTGAGGATCATGGAATATTACCTGCAATGGGTCCTTAGTCCCGGTAGCTTCCAGCGCTCGCTGGTAGGTGACGACGGCGCGGCGCTGCATAAGGGTTAGGCCGACTGTCTGTCTATACCGCTGCGTTAACTTTTCGTTTGTATCACCTAGCCGCATACCTTCAATGAGCGAGCGGCGAATGAGGTCTCGCTGTTGTCCCGTAAAGTTCATAATGAAGGCTTGTCGATTGCGGGCAATCATTTGTGTTATACGAGGATCGGCTAGGTTGAGACTGTGAGCTTGTTTCTCTAATCGGCCTAGCCGCACAGCCCAAACGTCAGCTTCCTTTTGCGCTGCATTGATAAACACACTTCCCAATGCATTGCTAAACTGTTCTATGTTAGTATCGACAATCCTAAGCACCTCCTCAATGTTGCTGGCGGTTAGCAACACTTGGACGCGATCTAGCACGGCGCGGGTAGTTGAGCGGCGAATGAACAGCTCGAATTGCTGGCGAAGTATCTTCTCCTGCTGACTTAGCAGCTGGCTAATACGCGCCGTCTCAGCCTTAACCAGCTTGGGCGATTTGACTTGTACGACCATGGACCCAATCCACCGTTGGAGCGCCTAGCAGTTTCATAGTCCAACCCGACATTGACTTGACCTTGTCTTGCAGCTCGGGCTTCATCTGTTCCCAATGGGGTTTGTAAAGCCTGCCCTCGGCCCAAGGCTTGCCGTGCTTGCGGTTATGGTAATGTCGCATGTTGGTATCTAGTGGGATGCCCGCCAGCACCGCACGATCAGCCTCAATAGTGCCGACGATGGCACCTAGCAAGCCACTAGAGCCACCCCGTACCTTGTGCATTTTTACGGGGATAGGTATCTTAGGTACCCGTACACCGTTGTAGGTCCACACAGCTTTGGGGTCTGGGTAGCCCAGCTTGCGCCGCCGTTCTAATTCTCTAGGTATGCGGTCGACGTGAAAGGTAACGAAGTAATCTATGCGGGGATACTCCATCCATATATCTTTTACACCGACAATAATATCGGGTTCCCCAAAGGTGGCGATGGCAAGCTCTAAGTCTGGATACACGCACTCGGCACCGCCTAGTACCAGGGACCATGTCATTGGACCTCACACTTATCGCCCGTGCATGCTAACTCATGCCCGGCTTTGGTATTGTCCTGAGCCTCGTACTGTGCCAACGCATTCCAGTCAATGCGCTCGGGTATTTGAGCTTCTAGTCTACGAAGCTCATCCTCGTTGCAGGCTTCATACGGCATCTGCCTATACACTGAGCCTGTCTTGGGTAAAAAGCTAACCCCCGACAATTCGTCGAAGTGATCCCACACCCAGCCACCCACTGCTGGCCATTCTTTCTCATCGACGGTTATCGTGCAACTGACGCTATGATCGGCCCATGTTCTATTCACGGCTGACCAATGTTCGAGCTGTTCGATTGCCGAGCGATCTGCTGGTACGCTTGGGATAGTTTCGGCTGCACCCCTAGGTGCACGTACAGGGAAAGCAAATACGGTGTTTGCTTGGGGATGGTATTCGCTGATTTCATGGGGCAGGCCACAGTCCTTCATAAATTCACACATTGGATCATGATTGTCCATGATGATACGTCGAATATAGAAGGGGGCAAAGCGAGCGTGAATTCCACTGCTGCTGTTCACAAGTTGGCTGACAGTGCCACTCGGCTTGACGCATGTGCTTGCGGCTGCAGGATTTATCTTGAGAACTTCGGCCCAAGCTTGATTAACTGTGTTGGTGGCGTCGTACATTGCTCGAAAGGCTTTAAGGAATTCGGGGTCATTGCGGTTCGATAGTATGGGCGAGTCCATGATGCCTGTTGTGCTGACGCCTAGCAGGCGTTCCTCGATTGCATTCTTACTCCAGTCCTCACCCACATAGCCATAGTCCGACATGGTTGCTTGCCAAGTGCCGAGCATAGCGGCACAGCCTGCCTTGTTGGCGAGGGATTCTATTGTGTCAGTTGGCCGGGCGATTACCTCACTTAGGTTACATGTTTCCTGTGATCGAAGTATGATCTCAGCGCAAGGGTTGCAGCCGAAGTCGATAGTGTCTTCGGCATCGGTGCCAGAGAAGTCATCCCAAAACGCTCGCCTGCCGGTTTTGGCACACTTAGCAAGCAAGGCTTCTCTATTGACAAATCCCCGCTCTCCTGACTTACTGTCGTATAATGCCAACCATTCGCCCATGAAGGCTCCTGTGGTTGGCCGTTCGGTGTAGCAGGCAGAATTGTTGGCCAGCGTTCGCCATGGGTACATGCGGTGCCAATCGCCCATCTTTGCGTGACGCATACGCATATCGCTAGGGTTGCTGAGTGAGATCAGAGCCGAGCGACGTACGCCACCCATGACAACAATATCACCTATCTTGCAGACTAGGTCGTGACATTGGATGGAGTTGAGCCTATCGCCTACGGCTTGTTGGATTAGATGCACTGTGAACTTGAATAGATCAACCAACGGTCCAGGACCGCTAGCGAAACCGCCCATAGTTTTCAGGCGAGCGCCGGCGGGTCTCACTTGGTCTACATTCCATTCCGGTATGTTGCCCTGATATAAACGCTCAAGCAAGGTGCGAAACGCCGTGGCCCAACCAGCCCGGCTATCTTCTACGTTAATAACTTCTGGTGAGAATTTCAATCGTTTTGGGATGATAGGCAACTGCCCGACGAATTGACGTTCAACACTAAAGCCTACGCCGCAACCACACATGAGAATATACATTATCTCGTCGAAGGCTCTTAAGTTATCGATGGCACGGTAGCTGCAATTAAATCCACACAGTGCCTCGGCCTCAAGAGCCGGCCCTGCCGTCATCATGCATCGCATGCTTGGCATAACGTCGAGCGCGACGATGCCGGCATAAGCTTGGCCTAACGGGCTAGTGGGAACACTGATACTGCCTAAGTCGTGATCGAATTTAGTAAGCATGTGCTTACCGAAGAAATTGCAATAGCGAGCTACAGTCTCGTCCCAGTTCTCCCGCCTTTGAAACTCCTCAGACCACCGTGCGTATCTGCTCTTGTGAATTACTTGTTGGTATATCGTTGGCAGTTGTACGGGTGACATTGGCAAGCCTCTAGAAAACTTTATGTTGGCGACGACGGGGCGATATTTGCATGACGTTCAGATGACAAGCGTTATGACGGCATTGGTCCCCTCCCATTCTCGGAGTTGTATTATCTCGGCTTTACTTAGATTAGTTTGGTAGGCGCCCCGAGTTTCGAGCTTAACAAATTTACGCCGCTGGCACCAGCCCTGTTAAAATATTACTGCGAGCTTGAGCTAGCGCGTCACGCTTCTGTCTCCATTCCTCGGCGTATGGTACGTTCTGGTATGCAGGCAGCCAAGGCCCACCTTCGGTGAAATGAACAATCCAAGGATCGATATCTGATGCTGAGTGGCCTACGAGCCAATTCCATCTAGTATCAAGCTTGCCTATCTCATGATTGTCCAACCAGCAGAAGCGATGTAGGTCGCGACCAGGAAGTTTATTGATGCGCGGTAGGGTGAGCATTCGATTGGAGTCGTGGTCCAAATTGATAGCCATGACCGACGACCAGTTCTTTCGAGCATAGCGCACTTGCATCTGCCCATCCATCTTCACACCTTCGGGAGGGGCGTAGTGATGCTGAACGCAAAACAAAGCAAAGTGGTCGGAATTCTGTTCCACGTAGTTGAACAAGGCATCGAGCTTCTTTCGCACGAGCACATCGCAGTCCATGAACAGCACCCAGCCCCGCTTACCGGAGTGGTCTGGACCTTGGCTTCGCCGGGCTAACTCAGGGGCGAGAAACCTTGTGATTGCAAACTCAGTGCTCATAGGCGCATCAGAGATAACGTCGTACATGCGGCCGTCGCGTTGTTCATGCTGCCTATGATAAAGACCCTGCTCCCTAACATCATCCAGCCTTATTGTCAGTACCTTTGCGTTTGAGCAGGCGCAGGCGGTTTCATAGGCGACGTGGTAGGCTTCGTCCTCACGAGGATCGTACCCTATAGCAATTGTTCTAGGTGACATTCTCAACCCCTTACGTTGTCTGTTACTTCCAAACTAGGCAGCAGTCTCCTGCCTTGATCCAAGCTATCTTAGCACCCCATGTTAGCACCAAGTCAACAGCGGCGCGCTCGCCGAAACCATACCGCTGACCATGGCCGGGCTTTTGTTCTATGACCATTACAGGCTTGTGCTTCTTGATTGTTTGCTCGGCTCCCTTGACAACTTCTAACTCGTAACCCTCAACATCGATCTTTATGAAGTCTATTGATCTGGCATCTTTAACCAAAGCGATTGCGTCAAGCCGATCTATCACCGCTCGCTCTCCACTGGCTTTAGCGTTTGTATCGACATGAGCATTTCCAGTATTATCGGGTGTGGGGTTTATGAGAATATCACCACCAGTATAATTACCAAGGGCGATTGGGATAAGAGTTACATTAGGCACGTGTCCTAGGTTTTTGTGGAAGCAATTTATATGCTCCCTAACTGGCTCGAAAGCTATAACCCTAACGAAGTTTGGAGCTAACACTCTAGACCACAACCCAACGTGCGCCCCAATGTCAATGGCAGTATCCCGCTTCTTTACTTGGGCTAGCGCCATCTCTATCTTCTTTAGTTGGTAGGTTCCAGCCCCTTGGAACTCAGGGCCTTTGTTAAGGTGCGCCTCGAAATGAGTGTCGCTATCGGGGAGCCAGATGCCCTTGACTTGTTTCATTAGCCCTTTGCCCTTTTGAACCTCGGATGATCGACACTGATACCTAGCGTCTTACGTGCGCCCTTCAAGTGATCCATATACTTGCCAAGCTCGCTATGCACAAATGGATGGCTGTTATTGTTATGAGGGATACCGTAGCCCGCTATTCTCGTATGGTGTCTCACCCAATCGAACACCCAACTATCGTGCCACTCCTTAAGTTTGAAGACCTCACCACTAACATACAAATCCGCAAATGTGGCTATGAAGTTGCGGGTGTCGTCCCTATTGAGATTATAGCCGACGAAGCCGCACTCGCTGTGATACTTACGTGACCTATCTAGGAATGCTAACGAGAATTCGTTAGGAGGCATTCGCTGTAGCATTTCCATAGGCACGGGCGATAGCGTGACCGTATCAGCGTCGAGCCAAATCAGCCGGCCGCCTGCCGTATATCTAGCCACCATTTCTATCGCAAACACTTTCTTGCTGAAGCGCCATGCATCCTTACGAAAGTCGTAGTGGGTGTGCATATGCCCTTTAGCTGTATTGTTTTTCCTATGCTGTTCGTAGAACCCAGTCGCCCGCTCGTGCAATCCTAGATCCCAAAACATTAGCCGGCCTCGCTCACAAGCAAGCTGGCGCATGGCATCTAATGGTAAAACATCCTCACTAACTAAGTGGACGTGAACTTCAGGTGGCCAATACTGTAAGAGTGTAGCTACACCTTTTGCCCCGTACCTGTTCCATCCATCCAAGGAACATGATGTGACTACGATTACAGCGTCGGAGGGGTTGGTCATGGGTCTATTCCTTTAGCCTGAATACAATGACTATGTCTAGACCATCACTACTTAAAACGTAGGTTTCCTCACCCGTCTTTGTTACTGTCACGGGGTATTCTTGTTCTGTTAGGATTAGACTAATAGCCTTTATCCACCATTCGGGAGGCCGCACGGTTAAATGTGCATTGCGTCCGTCAGGCAGGGTTTTGCCGGCTAGTCCAGTGAATATACAGAACACGACAAACTTGCGAGCGTAGCTAATAACGACTTTGAGAAACGAGTAAATCTTGTCCGTGGGTATGTGCTCGGCTACGTCGGTGCAAATAACACCGTCGAACTGGCCGGTAGGCTTTTGTGAGAACGGTGGATAAGCAGGATCATAGCAAGTCGGCTGCGATCCTCCCCAAGCGTGGTGCTGTTGAAGCTCCTCATACTGTCGGCCTTTGCCACTGCCATAGTCTAATAGCGTCACGGCCTCGTGGTAGTGCATCATCTTAGCAATTTCTTCAACAACATCAGGTAGCAAACCGCCACGGTACCGTTTCTCATTCTCGTGCATAAGCTGGTACTGCGCAATCAGGTAGTCCAGATTGTTGGGGTCTATTCCAGGCATGCCGAACTCCAGTCGCTTGATAGTGTGAGGTTCTAATGTTTTGAGTGCGAAGCCGCTAGCTATCTCTTCTAGAGTGAATTGGCACCAAGCAATGTTAGAGAGTATTCGAATGCGATCTTCGTCGCTTGGCCAGTATGGGGTTTCTAACTTTGATATATCTGTCTCTGATATTGAGTATATAGGGCTGATCCCAGGCTCAGAGCATATGATGGTTGGTATACCAGCCAGCAAAGCAGTAACGGCCGCATGGTTGCCATGTGTCGCGACTGCGCTAACACTTCTAAATAAGGATTCTATTGGAGTATCTATATTAACTAGCGAGGTATGCCGATGTGGGTATGGAGGGGGACCTACGGGAGTATCAACCAACTTCCAGATGACTAAGTATTTATGTTTTGCTGTTTTGTCTGGCATATAGAAA